TAATAAGATTGCGACTTACGCTTCATTTAGGAAATTTCGGAACACACCCCCCGTAATATTAGGGGGGGTGTGGGAGGAGGGAGGAGGATATAAAGAGAGTTAGGGAAATCCTGAAATTCCAGGATTTAATTTACCCGATTGGGTAAATTGCACTCTATAAAACACGGTCACGTCGTGCTGCGCCACATGCCGTCGTTCTACAATGGAAAGCAATTCTTTCTCACATATCCTCGCTGCGAGCGCTCTACCGACGAGCTGGCTCAATTCCTGCAAAGCATGGGCACCTGCAGCTACTACCTCGTTGCCCGGGAACTCCACGAAAACGGCACCCCGCATTTGCACGCATGCGTTCAGTATGTCGAGACGCTGCGTGGAGGCGTCAGGCTTTTGGACTTCGAGGGTCACCATCCCAACAAGCAGGATCCTCGGAAGTTCGAAGCGTGCAAACAGTACTGCAAGAAAGGCGGCGATTTCATTGAAGGGCCGCCAGACGCAATCGTACGTGCTGCGCTCGCAGGGCTGGCGCCCAGCGACGTCGTCCGCACGTTCACAGACAAAGCTATGTGGTTCGATTGGTGTATCAGCAAACGTATCACGCACGGCTACGCTGAATGGTATTGGAATTCAACTCGTGAGCACGACCTCACCATCAACGAAGAAACTGTGGTTGCCGGACAAATGTGTGAATCTCTGGCAGGCTTTGCTTTCAACGGAGATCAACATCGGGTTATTGTGCTCAAAGGAGAGTCTGGATGCGGCAAGACCACTTGGGCTAAGACGCATGCGCCTAAGCCTGCACTCTTCGTGAGTCACATTGATAGCCTGAAGAGATTCCAGCCAGGCTTCCACAAATCGATTATCTTTGATGACGTGGACTTTAGTCACTATCCACGCACAGGACAGATACACATTGCTGATTGGGACAACCCACGTGCCATCCACGTGCGCTACGGCACCGTCGAGATCCCGGCAAACACGTGGAAGATCTTCACATGCAACTTTGACCCCCTGACACTGACTGACGAAGCAATCAAAAGACGTGTTAAAGTATTCAACGTTAAATAAAAAAACCCAAAAACTCTCCCTAATCCCTAACATCGCACTCGCCGTGCGAGGATTTCATGGGTCGCCCTAGCGCGGTCAACCACAGTGGGCCTATCACCTTCGACTGGGGGTATCGAGGACTCTACCCCCAGGCGAAGGCCCGGCCTGTCTAAGCCACTGTGTAGTCTAAGCCACATTCGCCGATGACGCCGAGTGTATTAGCATCCATTGCAACCCAGTAGCAATGAGGGTTTTTGCCACCAATTTATATGGTGGACATTTAAAATACAACCACCTATGGGTTGCAACACAACTCCGCGTACCGCGGTGCAACCCATAAGTGGTTATATTTTAAATGTCCACCATATAAATTGGTGGCAAAAACCACTCATTACTACTGGGTTGCAATGGACGCTAATACAATCGACATCATCGATCTCACTATTAGTGACAACGAAAGTGTCTGCCTAGTAAGCCGTCCATCTGTGTGTGTTGTGTGTAGGATCGAGACGACCCCGAGCATCAGGCTCGCGCAAGACGCCGTTTTCGTCGTCTCAGACGTATATTAAGAAGAATAGCAAGAATAAAGAAAAAACTCCGGGGTGAACGCCCGGGGCGTTAATAACTTTTTTTTTTATTCAAGTTCAAGGCGTAATGTCATTCTGCTCAGCAGTATAACGACGTCCAAGGGCAATCTTATTAGGCGTGGTCGTAAGGTAACAACCAACAACGCGATTAACTTCATACGCAATAGCGATATTCTGACTCGCGTTGACATTAATCATGTCTTCAAGAGCATACAAAGCACTCTTGCCAAACAGATTGATCTGTTTGCCACCAGTAGCATACCCAAACTTCATGTTCTTCAAGAACTTATGAAGCTGCATTTTCGTAGTAAACGAAATAGAATCATTTTTGATTTCACCAGGAGCAAGGCGAATACCACCAAACTTGGTACAGTTCCACCAAGCTTTAACCGGAGGAGGCTCCACAAAACTCTGACAACCAGCCGTAGTCAGCGACGCAGCACGAGCAGTAATCACACCATTGAGGTCAGGAACAGCCTCCACAAGGTAACAATTCGGCACACGAGCACGAGGAGCACCGCCATTAAACCGATAAGCTTTACCAACCAAGGGATTGGCATCAACAATGTCAGTACTGCCACTACCACTAGCAGACACAGAACGATTCTGAATTTTCATATCCGACTTGCACGTGATATGAACGTATTCTTGTTCCAAGAATAGTTCAGAACGAAACTGCCAAAACTGCGTAATGTTCTCTTCCTCCTGGTAAAGGACAAGTCTCGTGGGAATAAAGACATTGAGATCATTAGCACCATTAAAGCCAATCGCAGCATCATTCATGACATTCCACAGCGACGGCCACAAACCAGTAACACCAGCTTGCTGATCACCAACGATTTGGTAAATGGACGTATTCGTAGCAGCCGGGGTAATATAAGTCACCGTGGCATCAACAGCACCTGTGGCCTTATTAGTACGTTCACAAACGAACTTCCACATCGTCGATGTATTGGCTTCATAACCCGGAATAGGAGAATGGATGTCGCGAATTCTCGCGCCAGCCTTATCCAGCAACTTTCGGAGAAGAGCCTGACAAACAAACTCCAACGTCTGACGACCAGAAAAGGTAGTATGACCAACATACACGCAATTCGGATCAGTCACCTGACCATGAATTTCGATCGTATGACGAAATCCTTTCGTCATATACGGATCAGCCTTCTTCGACACACGCCGCATCTTCTTCCTAAACTTACCACTATATCTGGCATTAGGGCCACCAGTGGTTTTCAGAGGTCCTCTTCCAGAGGACTTTCCTCCGAAAGACTTTCGGAGGAACTTGGCCGCATCATAAGCTTGCAAAGCCATGCGGCCATACGGATGAGCGGAAGCAATACCACGGACGAGACTTTTCGCAAAGTGCTTCTTGCGGACGAGCGACCGACTGACCGGGACCGAGACTTGTCTGCCATAGTTGCGATTGTTCGAAATGGCAGGAGCGTAATAAGATTGCGACTTACGCTTCATTTAGGAAATTTCGGAACACACCCCCCGTAATATTAGGGGGGGTGTGGGAGGAGGGAGGAGGATATAAAGAGAGTTAGGGAAATCCTGAAATTCCA